ACAAGATGCTTTATTACCCATTCCAGTATTTGCTTGTTCAAAATGTGGACACGTAAATGAAGAATTCATGCCTAAAGAAAGAGCATAATGACAATATTTGATTGGCTTAAACAAGTAACTTATATCAAAGATCCTTGGCACACATTTAGTGAAGAGGATAAAGCAACATTCAATCCTTATATGTTGCATAGAGTTGTTTCGATGTATGAACCATATATCGAGTTAGCCAATTATTTACAAAAATTCTGGGCTTTATCCCCAGATCAAATATACTTAATATATTGTAGTTATCTTCCTGAAAGCAAAATATTTGCTAAGTACATCAAGTCAAACAAACAAAAAGTAAACAGTGAATTACTTGAAACACTAGCAGATTATTTTAAGGTATCAACCAGGGAGATAAAACAATATCTTCAAATTTTAAATGAAGGTCAAATCAAGGAAATATTAAGTAGCAGAGGAATGAGTGAAGACGAAATAAAAAGGTTATTGAATGAAAAAGCTACCAAAGCATCTAAAGTTTCTAAAGGAGTATAAAGCACCTGAAATTGATTGGAGTAAAGATCGTATTGTATCTTATTCACAATTTTCAACTTGGAGACAATGCCCACATAAATGGAAACTCCAAAACGTAGATAAGCTTAAAAATCCCCCTAGTATTGAATTAGTATTCGGAAAAGCAATGCACACTGCAATCCAAAACTATCTTACTACAATGTACACTCAAAGTGCAGCCGCAGCAGATAGAGAAGGAATTATAGGTGTATTTGAAAACGAATTTAGAAAAGAATACAAAGATAGCTTTGAAAAAAACAATAATACCCACTTCTCATCAGCTGAAGAAATGGCTGAATATTTTGAAGATGGTCAAGCAATACTAGAATTCTTCTCAAAGAAACGAAGATTATATTTTTCAACTCGTAAAGACCATCTTGTAGGAATTGAATTTCCTTTATCATTTATCCCACACGAACAATATCCTAATGTTAAATTAAAAGGTTTTATTGATGTTATCATGTATAATGAAAACACTGAAAAACTCTATATTTACGATATTAAAACATCTAAACGTGGGTGGAAGGATAAAGAAAAAAAAGACGAATCTAAAACAGCCCAAATATTACTCTACAAAGAATACTTCAGTAAAATATTCGATTGGGACATAGATAAAATCGATGTTGAATTTTTTATTGTAAAACGTAAGATTTGGGAAGACAGTGAGTATGCTATTCCAAGAATTCAAAGATTTGCTCCGGCATCTGGTCCTAGAAAACGTTCGGCTACTGTAGAAAGCTTTCGTACATTCATAGAAGATTGCTTTACCAAGGACGGAAAACCACAAGAGAAAGAATTTCTAAAACAAGTGGGAGATCATTGTCGATGGTGTCAATTCAATAATAATCCCTCTCTTTGCAATAAGAGTAATTCTTTTTAGAGAGGTATATATTTATATTCAAATATATAGTTTATGGCAAGTAAAAATGAAAAATTAACCTTAACAAGTGTAAAAGTACATCAAGACTTGTTTGAGGAATTCAAGGTTGCTAGTATTAAAAACAAGTTCAATTTGCAAAAACTTACAAATAGAGCTATTCACTTATACTTAAATGACGAAGATTTCCGCAAACAATTACATAACCACACAGAGTTAATCATGAGTGGAAGTTTATAATACTTTAAATCTGTTATGAAAGAAGGTTACATCCCGCAAGCGCAACGCAAAAAAATTCTATTGTTGTCTGACGATATCAGAACAACATCAGGTATTGCCACAATGGCAAGAGAGTTAGTATTAGGTACCTGTCATCGTTACAACTGGGTAAATTTAGGAGCAGTAATTAAAAATCCTGATGAAGGAAAAAAATTAGACATTAGTCAAGATGCAAATAAATTTAACGGTATTGAAGATGCAAATCTAATACTTTATCCTAATTCTGGTTATGGTACATTTGAGAAAATCAGAGATTTACTCAAGTATGAAAAACCAGATGCAATCATGTTATTTACAGACCCTCGTTATTGGGAGTGGTTATGGTTGCATGAAAGAGAAATTCGTTCTCAAGTTCCAATTATTTATCTTAACATTTGGGATTCATTACCTTATCCTCTATACAACAGAGCATATTATGAATCTTGTGATGCTTTGTTAGCTATCTCTAAACAAACAGAAAACATTAATCATGCTGTGCTAGGAGATAAAGCAAAAGATAAAACTATTGCTTATGTACCTCATGGTATAAATGAAGATGTATTCTTTCCAATTGAAGAAGGAACTGAACACTGGGATACTCTTCAAGCATTTAAAAAAGAAATCTTTAAAGGAAAAGAATACGAGTTTGTTCTATTCTTCAATTCACGTAACATTAGACGCAAATCATTCCCTGATACATTATTAGCTTGGAAATTATTTGTTGAAATGCTACCTGAAGAAAAAAGAGACAAAGTAGCATTTGTAGCTCACACTCAACCTGTAGATGAAAATGGAACTGACCTCCCAGCAGTAATTGAAATGATTTGGGGATACCAACCACCAAATGTATTTTTAACAGGAAATAATAGATTCATCCCTGAACAAATGAATTTACTTTATAACCTATCAGATGTTGGAATTTTAATTTCATCAAACGAAGGTTGGGGATTATCATTAACTGAGGCAATGATGGCTGGAAAACCAATTATTGCCAATGTAACTGGTGGTATGCAAGACCAAATGCGTTTTGAAGATGAAAATGGTGAATGGATTAAATTTACTGAAGAATTTGGTTCAAACCATTTTGGTAAATACAAAAAATGTGGCAAATGGGCATTCCCCGTATTTCCAAGTAATATGAGTATGATTGGTTCAGTACCTACGCCTTATATTTTTGATGATAGAGCTGATTTTAGAGACGCAGCTAAAGCAATTTATGATGTATATTCTTTAAATCCTGAAGAACGTAAAGAAAGAGGCAAAGCAGCCCGTGAATGGGTTACTTCAGATGAAGCAATGATGTCAGCTAAAAATATGGCCAGGAATTTTATCAAATACACAGAAGAAATGTTTGATAAATGGGAACCTAGAGCACCATATGATTTTATTAAAATTGATCAATTACCTCCAAAACAAAATAAAACTGTAATTTCGTTATGAGTAAACCCCTTTGTATAGTAAGTTGTCCAATTGACACATATAGTGGATATGGAGCTAGATCTCGTGATTTTGTAAAATCACTTATTAAAGCTAAAGGCGAAGAATGGGATATTAAAATATTATCTCAAAGATGGGGTCAAACTCCATTCGGAGCACTCGATACAGATATTGAATCTGATACTGATTTAAAAAACAGAATCATAGGTGCTTTAACCATGAATCTTCCTAAACAACCCGAAGTTTGGATCCAAATATCAGTACCAAATGAATTTCATCCTTTAGGTAAATTTAATATTGGAGTAACAGCAGGTATAGAAACTACAGTTTGTGATGGTACATGGATTGAAGGATTAAACAGAATGAATCTAAACCTTGTATCATCAGAACATTCTAAAAGAGTATTTGAAACAAGTAAGTTTACAAAACAAGACCAAACAGGTAGAGTTTTAGAAAGTATTGAACTTAAAGCACCAATGGAAGTACTGTTTGAAGGAGCTGATTTAACTAAATACTTTAAATCTGATGATCTTAAAGACTTTGATGTTTATGATGATTTAAGTACAATTAGAGAAAACTTCTGTTATTTATTTGTAGGTCACTGGTTACAAGGTGATTTTGGTGAAGATAGAAAGAATGTTGGTTACATGATTAAAGCATTTTTAGAAGTATTTAAAAACAAGAAAAACAAACCAGCGTTAGTATTAAAAGTATCTCAAGGTGCTCCTTCAATTATTGATAGAGACAGAATACTTAAAAAGATAGAAGATATAAGAAAAACAGTAGCAAGTAAAGATTTACCAAATATCTATTTGATACATGGTGATTTATATGATGAGGAAATAAATTGTATTTATAACCATCCAAAAATAAAAGCAATGATTTCATTCACTAAAGGTGCAGGATTTGGAAGACCATTACTTGAATTTAGTATAGTAGGAAAACCAATTATTGCTAGCGGTCGGGGTGGACAGATTGATTTCTTAACTCCTGAATTTAGTGGATTAGTAGGAGGTAAATTAGATAAAATTCACCCAAGTGCTCAAGTAGCTAATATGTTAATTCCTGATTCAGAATGGTTTAGACCAGATGACAATCAGGTTGGACATGCATTAGTGAGTGTGTTTGAAAATTATAAAGAATATGCTGAAAAAGCAAAACGTTTAGCTTATAGAAACAAACAAAGTTTCTCATTTGATAAAATGACTGAAAAATTGGGAGAGTTAGTTACTAAATATGTTCCTGAATTTCCTGAACAAGTAGAAATAAAATTACCCAAATTAAAAAAGATAAACAACTAATCAAATCAATTAACTTAAAAATCAAATCACTATGACAACTGTATTATTAATCATTGGTGCCTGTGTTTTAGTAGCTGGTGCTGTTTCTTTTGCTACAGGATTATTTAATTCATCTAAAGAAGAAGAACAACTCCCAATTGAAAACCCAGAAGTAGCAAAACCAACTGTTGTAAAAAAGAAAAAAACATCAGCACCAAAGAAAAAAGCTCCTAAAAAACAAGTGGAGGCCTAATTTATTTTTTATAAATTCATTACTATGAATGATAAAATGACCAAATGCCCTCATTGCGAAGGCGACTTTTGTTACGAATACCACCATCCACAGTTTGTACAGTGGATGTGCTTTAATTGTGGATTCGGTAGTA